TCAAGGTGATTTACAGACAGTAGTAACTGCTGTATCTTCTGTAACAGCATCAGGTGAAAGGATACTACTTTCAGGTGCTTTATCAGCAGGTGCATCAGGATTCGCCGCTATAGGTGGATTCTTAGGTAATGCAGAGGCAACTGTAACAGTAACGAGTGCTTCTACTTGTAGTGCTGAGATTGTTGGATTGGCTAGTGCCTCTATGACTTCTACAGCTACGATAACAGCAAATTCAACTTGTACGTTTAACTTTACGATACCGATTGCGGTCGCTTCGGCTACAACCTGTACCGCAGAGGAGTTCTTCCTTGAAGCATCGGACAAGATGGTTTATGGACATGGTATTTATGGTGAACAGGTTTATGATCAATCAGACCTACAGACAGTTGTAACAGCTACATCGAGTGCCACAGCTACTTGTAATAGAGTACAGAACATTCTGCAATCGACAGTATCTGTTGTTGCAACTGTAACAGCAAGTGGTAGAAGAGTACCTGAAGGTTCTGTAATAATAGATGGTACATCAGCAACTACAGTTAATTCAACTGGCAATGGTACAAGAGTCAGAACGAGTGGTGCAACAGCTACTCCTGAAGCAACGATTACAACAGCAGGTCAGGTAGTTGGAGAGAGAAGTGCAACAGTAACTGCCATAGCCTCAAACACAGCTAGTGCTGTGACTGTTGTGGTAGGAGATGCTACACTAACAGCTTCAGCAACCATAGCCGCAGTTTGTAACAGGGTAAGGTTTGGATCAGGTGTGCCAACAGCAGTTGCGAGTATAACTGTATTAGGATTTGCTACACGAGGTGGTATCGCATCAACGACAAGCCTTGGTGCTTACACAATTACCTATGAAGTAGGACACCAAGATGTGGGAGGAAACCACAAATACTTTATATCAGAGACAGGAACACAAGTTCAGCAACCAACGCTAGTGCTTGTTGAAGGCAACACTTACGTCTTTAATTATCCTGCAATTCATCCATTTAGGTTTTCAACGACCTCTGATGGCACACATAATAGTGGTTCTGAATACACTACAGGTGTCACACACAATAGTTCAACACAAAGCACGTTTGTAGTTCCTGCTGATGCTCCAACTCTTTATTACTATTGTGGTAGTCATTCAGCAATGGGTGGAACAGCAAATACTCCATCAAATTTGGCAGAGGCAGTAGTAACATCAGACTCAGAACAAATTTTCCAAGGCAGTATTGTGTTAGAAGCAGAGGCTTCATTTTTAGCATCAGGATTTGCGACATTTAGAACTGGTGGTATAGTAAGCTCAACTTCAGTAACAATTACAATAGGTAGAGAGAAATGGGAAATTATTACTAACGATTCAGTAACATGGACACAGATAGCGGCATAACATTATGGCATTAATACCTTTACAATTACCACCGGGCATACATAGAAACGGAACAGATTTCGAGTCTTCCAATAGATGGCGAGATGCTAGTCTTGTCAGATGGCATAATGGATCATTAAGACCAGTTGGTGGATGGCAAAGTAGAAAGACAAGTGCATTTCCTGATGCACCTAGAGGTATGATTTCTTTCTTGGACAATTCAAGTGATTCCTATTTAATAGGTGGTACATACAATTCACTTAAATACATTAATCCCTCACACACAGTTTATGACATTACACCTTCAGGTCTAACATCAGGTAATTTGAATGGTTCACTTAACCTTGGATATGGTGGTGGATTCTATGGACATGATGAGTATAGTAGGGAACCAACAAGTTCAGGTATTTACGCAGAAGCGACAACATGGGCATTGGACACATGGGGTGAGTATCTTCTAGCGTGTTCATCCAAGGATGGCAAGATTTATGAGTGGCAACTTAATACAGGAGTAGTTGCTCAGATCGTTGCTAATGCACCAACAGGAAATAAATCAATGGTGGTAACTGAAGAGAGATTCGTATTCGCCCTCGGAGCAGGTGGTAATCCTCGAAAGGTTGCATGGTGTGACAAGGAAGCAAACACAGTTTGGACACCTTCAGCGACAAACGAGGCAGGTGATATGGAACTTCAGACTACTGGGCAGATCATGTGTGGACTAAGAATGAGAGGTCAGACACTTATACTGACAGATAATGATGCACATGTAGCTACTTACTCCGGGCCGCCATTCATATATGGATTCGAGAGAGTTGGTACAGCTTGTGGTGTAGCATCTAGAAAAGGTGCAGTAGCTATTGATGAGGGTGCATTTTGGATGGGCAAGAAAGGATTCTACACATTCGATGGATCAGTAGCTAAAGAATTAGACTGTGAAGCATTGGATTATGTATTCGATGACATTAATTCTTCACAAATAAGCAAGGTCTATGCAGTCCATAATTCACAACATGGAGAGATATGGTGGTTCTATCCGAGTGCAGGTAATCTTGAAAACAACAGATATATTTCATTGGACTACAAGGAAGGTCATTGGAATGTAGGTGTACTAGACAGGACAGCAGGTGTTGACATAGGTGTGTTTAAAAATCCTATATGGTGTGATGCAGATGGTGACTTATACAACCACGAGACAGGATATGCACATACAGGATCATCTAAACCTTATGCAGAGAGCGGGCCAATTAGTCTAGGAAATGGCGATACTATAATGAAAGTTACTCAGCTCATACCTGACGAAACGACACAGGGAGAAGTTAATGTAACCTTTAAATCAAGATTCTATCCAAATTCGACAGAGACATCGCATGGTGCTTTCACTCTGACGAATCCAACAGATGTTAGATTTAGTGGTAGACAAGTAAGAATGAAGGTTCAAGGTGTAGGAAACACTAACTGGAGATCAGGAATTATGAGAATAGAGGCTAATGGAGGAGGTAGACGATGAGTGTAGCAACTCCACCACCACCATTAGGTAGTAACTGGAAGATATGGGGAGAGCGTATTAATAAGTTTCTAACCTCTACTAGAAATACATTACAGCACAAGGACTCAGATTCCAAGGCAACTGAAGATGGAATATTGATGTGGGATGCAGCTCAAGGCACAGTAGTAGTGTCAAAGAATGGTGCTTGGGTAAGAATAGAGCTTGATCCATGAATTTACAAGAAGAACTTATTCGTTGCAGAGATTGGATTCAATCTGCTTTGGAAAAAGGAGGAGGTACTCACGACTTTAAAGACATCGTAGATGGGGTGTTAAGTGGACACATGCAACTATGGTTTGGAGTTAAAGGGTGTGCAGTCACAGAGATAATAGTGTATCCTAACAAAAAAGTTCTACATGTCTTTCTTGCAGGAGGGGATCAAGGACATGGAATTGAACAAATTACTGACATGCACGATGATGCTGTAGAGTGGGGAAAGGCTCAAGGATGTGATGGAATGACCATAGCAGGACGTAAAGGATGGCAAAGAGTATTAGAGTCTAGAGGATGGAGACAGCAATTTACAACATTAGTAAAGGAGTTTTAACATGAGTGGTGGTGGTGGCAAAGGTGGAAGCGAGACAACAGAAACAACGATCCCTGATTGGATAAAGCAACCTGCGATCAGGAACTTACAACGAGCAGAGGATGTACAACGAATTGAATATATGCCCTATTACGGGCCAGATGTTGCAGCGTTTACTCCTACACAGAATGCGGCTTTTGATGCGAATATAGGTGCAGGTGAAGCGTTTGGTTTACTAGCTCCCGGACATGGATTGACTGCTACAAGTGGTATGCCAACTCCAACAGATTGGGATGGTTTCACAGGTTACAGCTCACAACCGATGTATGAATCAGCCTTGGCTGAACTCAAAGCGAAACAGCCAGGCGCAGTAGCTCAGTATGATGCTTTGTTTGGTGCTAATGTGCCTACCCAAAGAAATTATAGTGGTGGTGGTGGTGGTCGAGGTGGTGGAGGAGGAAATCCTCCTAGTAGACCTAGACAACCAATTACAACATCAGGTTGGAAAGATAAGGATGCGGCCGCAAAGATTTTGGATGACTTGAACTATGAACGTGGAAAGATAATAGCAGGTAATCCTAATCAACTTGGAGCAGGTGATGCAGAAGCGGCTGCAAATTGGAAAAAGATAGTTGCAACATCGGAAAAATTAGGTGGAAATGCTCAGAACGCTTATGCAACAACAGGTGTTAATGAAAAGAGTCCGGGGCATCCAAGTAGACAGGATTATCGATATAATCAAAAAAAAAAGTAGATGACATACTTACAGAACAAGAATTTAATACAGGAAAGAATGCGTTTATTAATATGTTAACTTATCAACCTGAAAAAGTAGAATGGAAACCATCTACTGTAGAAGAGATACAGCCATTAACATTGGATAAAACTACAGTAAGAGATTGGGGTGAACCTGCATTTGAAGAACCTTATGGAGATACAAGAAAAATAGCTAATCCACATAGTTCAGATTTTTATACAGTTGGTTCTGTATATCCAACAACAAGATGGTCAGATAAATTTAAATAGGAGACAGTAATGGCAGGACAAGCACTACCCGGAGGTCAAACAACACCTCCTAATATTAATAGCCTAGCCGCTCAAGGTATCCAAGGTGCAGGTATGGGTACTGTGGCAGGTATGGGATATAGTCCTCAACAGGTTGGTGTTGCAGGATCGAGTGCATCTGTGAACCCAACGAATATAACTGCAATGGGATTAAGTCCTACAGTAACAGCAGGACAATTAAGTAATACATCGTTGACACCTTACATGAATCCTTACACGACAGATGTTATTGATGCTCAACAAGCAGATTTATTGAGAGGTGCAAACATTGGATTAGACCAGTTAGGCGCACAAGCTCAAATGGCAGGTTCATTTGGTGGATCAAGACATGGTATTCAAGGATCAGAATTAGGAAGAGGTGTTGCAGAATTGATGGGGCAACAATCAGCAGGGTTAAGACAAGCGAATTATGAACAAGCTCAAAAAGCGGCTCAGCAAGATATACAGGCTAACATGCAACAACAAATGGCTAATCAAGCAGGTGGTCAATTTGATATAAGAACAGAAATGCAAAGACAACTTGCTAATCAGGGTGCAGGTATGCAAGGATCATTAGCAAACCAACAAGCAGGTATGCAAGACATACAGAACCAATTACAAGCATCTCTTGCTAATCAATCAGCAGGATTACAAGGTCAACAGCAGAGATTAGGAGCAGCAGGTCAATTAGGTGATATATCCAATCTTGGATTTGGAATGGGGCAGACAGTTAATCAGAACCTACAGTCACAGGGTGCAATGCAACAAGCTCTACAACAAGCAGTCATGGATGCTGCCGCACAGAAGTATGGACAGTACACAGGACATCCTGCACAGGGATTATCTTACTTAAATGCAGCTCTTGGAGTTACACCTCAAGGCGAAAATACACAAGTGTTATCTAAGCAACCCGGACTCTTTGATTATCTGACTCTAGGTGCTAGTGGTTATACTGGAGGAGGATAATGGCAGGTTTAGCTAATTTGCTCATAGGTGGTCTACTAGGATCACAGATGTTTGGTGGTAAAGAGAAAGAACAACAACCTCAAATGAAGGGTGGATGGTCACCTCCGAATCAACAACAACCAACACAAGTAGCAAGTAACGATACACAACAAGGTCAAGGAGGAGGTTTTGGCTTTGGAGGTATTGTTAGTGGTTTCAGTAACTCTATATTCAAAGGTATGAGCGAAGAACAGGTTGCTAGACTAGGCATTGGTTTCAACTCTATGCGTTTAAGACCTGATGACAATATGGCAGCAAGTTTTCAAACTAAAATTAATCGTCTTAGAGATGAAGCAAAATTACTCAAGACAACTAATGCCACTATTGAATATTTACAGAATGCGAAATCAACTCAATTCCCTAATGGTCGTGTTGATCTCATAGATATGCTTAAAAAAGGCATTATTACACCTGCAGCAGCATTAGATCACGCTATGAAGGTTGTAAAACCAAGTGCATTAGCAGAAAAGTTTACAAAATATCAAGCCTTATCTGTTAAATACAAAGGTTCAGAAAACATACCTGATTTTGAGTTACAACTGTTAGGTATTACTGACAACGAGGTAAATTCTATTAAAGAGTATCAATTTTATAAAGATGAAGGTGGTACATTAGACTATATGGGCTTCTTAGCTCGTGGTGACAACAAACTTGCAACCTCTATTGAAGAGTTTGAATATTATAAGAAAACCACAAAAGATAATCCTCCAATGGACTATAAAACATTCTTACAAAGCAAAAGCGATAATATTAGTATAAGTACAAATAGCGATCCTGAAGGATACACACCATTTTGGAAAAAAGTAGATGAAGATTATGCGGCTCGATACAATGAATGGACTGAAAGTGTCGGGGCAGATACAAAGGGTAATGTAGTTAAATTACAAGAAGTATTACGAGCTTTAAAATCAGGGAAAAAACTTACTGGTTCTGTTATTGGTTCTATGCCTGATTTTATCAATAAATTCCTTAACC